ACATGAAAGAAGTGTAAAGACCTCCTGCGTAACTCGGGTTATTTGCAAACATTGAGTCTGCGTAGGATTGTGTTGTATTGATGATTGAGTCGAACGAATTAACCACATCTCCGAGAGTTGAGGTGCTTAAATCCGATAGAGAGGTGCTAGCGGCATCAGTAGCGTTCGTTAAAATATCGAGTGCGTTAGCATAGTTTTGTATTGGCACAATATCAACGTCTGCTCCATTTGTGAGGTCACTAAACATTTTTTTAAGTTGTTCAATATATAATTCTCCAGCAGTATGATATTTTCCAAGATCATCATAATTATATCTAGCAGAAGAATAGTCGTCAGGATTTAAGCCGAATGCTTCAGCAAGATTATCTAGCTCAACATTGTATTGAGCGTTATTGTTCGAGTAGTTCGGATACTTCGTCATAGCCCCTTGAATAATCTCAGCTATCCCAGCTATACCCATAACGTCTTCTTTGCTCATTGAACCGTATTTGTCTTTGTAATAAGATATAATTTTATCTGCTTGCTGTTTTGCTAAGTAGTCACCCATAAATTTATCATATCCGGAGGTAGTCCGAGTGTTGTACTCGATGCGTGATGTATTTGTACTTGTTGATTCGATATTAGATGCAGAACTTTTATTGATGTCTTGTAGCCCAAAAACTGCCTGGACCATCTGCCATTGTGTTGCATTAAGTTCTATAGTTCCACTTGCAATTTTGTCTAATACTGACTCTATACCACCTAAACCATTTACATATGTTTGAGCCATATCGTTATAAGCTGTAGTAGTGCTGTGCTTATGACCAGTAAATTGTTCATACATATCTGCTGCGCTAAGAGCCATCGCTTCAGAGGCTTTTTTTGCATCTATAAGTGAATTTCCGACGTCATCGACGCTATCAGCGAATTGTAAAGCTTGTGATGCTGTTGTGTCTGCACTGAGACCGAATTTATCAATCATTATACGAAGGGCATCGGCTTTTTCTTCAGCAGTTCCAAATGATAATGAATTTTTGATGCTATCCATATTTACGTCTAGATTTTGAGTGATACCTTTAAGCCATGTGCCAAACTCTTCACTATTGAACGCACCGTCATATATTTGTGAGACGTTTTCTCTCGCTTGAGCTGTTTTAGTATCGTCAAACCAAGTATTGCCTAGAAGTTCTTGCGATAAATTACCGAAGTCATCAACAACGTCGGATATATCAGAGTAGATACCAATGAGTGTACCGCCAAACTCAACACCAAGTGTGTCAATCTCTGGAACATAATCACCTAAGTCTTGTACCAGATTGGCAATACCAGTACCTATTCTATCGAAGTATTCTACGTCTGTCTCAGTACGCCCTACACTTGAATCGTATCTTTTATCATAGCCTACATATCCACTAGCAAATCTACCCCCACGGGTTCCAATGTTATAATCAGCTAATAACTGAGCTTTATCGACAGTATTCTCCGCTCCAAACATTGACTGAACTGAGCTAACCGTACTTTGACTAATAATATCAGGTAGCGTATCTTTTAAAGAGTTGCTTATAAACAACGATGCTTCATTACCAAACCAGTTTTCTTTTGTTAAGAAACTTTTGACAGATTCCGCAGACCCAGAAGTGGCACTAGCTAAAGAACTTCTACTAATATCACCAATAGCTTCAAGCAAGTCAATCTGTTTATCTAGGCGGTCTGTTATTGGCGTGATAGATGCGTCTACTCTGTCATCGTAAGACATAACTGGCGAGGATGAACCGCCCCCGCTTGATGAACCGCCACCACCACCACCTAAAGTTTGCCCAAGATTAGCCAGTAACGCAACCACTGCTGTTGTTGTTGCTGCAACCGCTGGCAAGTTTGCCGGGAATGGAGCTGATGCCCAAGCGGATGTAACCGCAGTTACGGAATTAACTAAAGCTAATCCTGATTGAATAGCTGAAAACGCTTGTGCCGCCCCAGAGCCTTTCTCAAAAGCTCCGGACATTGCTCCAGCAAGATTGGCATAAGCACCGATTTGATTTTGAAGGTGTTGTTCTTTCTCTTCATCGGTGACTATATTTTTGTCAACGAGTGCTTGATAGGCTTTCTGCTCTTTTGAAATATCAGCAAAAGCATTGCCCACATTGGCGATAGCTTTGGCATTTCCCTCAAGCCCTGCCGTCCAATCCTGTGAAAGATCAGAAAGGTTTGAGAAGTTATCGTGGAATTTATCAAACGTCTTCGCAAAATCAGCTCCGGCCTGATCAAGGCCATTCATCAGTTCAGCAGTTTTCTTGATGGCGGCTTGTTCTTCTTTCCACCCTATAAGCATGAGGTCGGCTTCGGCTTCATCATCTTTAATTTTCTGTTTTCGTAACTGCTCTTGATAATCGTAAATTGCTTTGGCGGATTCTTTCGCGGCTTTCTCTTCTAATTTGCGATAATACGCATTGTTTGCGGCGATCTCTTTGGCAAACTCTTCGTAAGGGTTGATATCTGTAGGTGCTAGTCCATCCGATTTTCCGGCAGCTTTTATTTTTCTCTGCAGTGCTGTGATCGATGCCTCTATGGTTTTGATCTCTGCTACTGCAGTGCCGCTGGTTCCAAAGAGTATGTCCCATGTAGATTGCCCACTGCTTTTGAGTGCTATCAGGCGTTGCTGCAGCTGCGTGAGCTCCCGCTTCATATCACTTATGGCTGTCAACTTCCTAATATCCTGAATACGATTGACATTTGATAGATAGTCTTCGAGTTTCGTGTTCACACCGGTAAGCGCAGTTGCAAGATCGTTAACGACTATTTTTGTTGCGTTAAATGAACTTTTTGTCAAGGTTCCTGCTAACTGTTGCCATGCGTTATCCAAGTTAGACACCGCAACGCCCATAGTGTCTGCTGCTTGAAACTGAGACATCCTGTTTTCTAAAAGCCCTACTACATCATCAGTGCTCTTAAGTGTCTCATTTGTAAGCCCAAGACCGTTTAAAAATCGTCCTAAGTCACTATTGGCGAGTACCGTACCAGTAGCGAGACCATCTACACCGGCAAGCAGTGAGTTAAATTCTATTCCTGCGCTTCCTGCCGCGATGGATATCTTCTTGGTGAGGTCTACCATCTGCTCAGTAGAGGCGCCAGCGTTTTTCATACTGACATACATCGCTTTATAGATTTGGTTGGTTTGTCCTAGCGTGTGCGGTGTTTCGGCATTTATTTTTGCGAGTTCAGCTACTGTTTTTGTAGCTTCCTGGTTAGCAAGCGCATATTTCTCAGTAATAGACAACGATTTACCCATTGCTGAAACATTTGAACTCGTAGCCACGGCAAGAGAGGTTATGCCTGCGATAGATTCTTCAAGTGAGCTGTTGTATTTGAATCCTGTATTCACCAGTGCGCTAAATGCTCTCTCGAGTGCAACGACAAACCCTACGGAGAGTGCAATCTTTTGAAGTTTAGAGCTAAAGCTCTCGACTTGTCCTCCGGCGGTTTGCGCTTTTTTTCCGGTCTGATCGAGCTGATCGTTGACGTGCTCAAGCTCCCCTGTCTCTTTGTTGAAGCGAAGCGTGATAGCGATAGTTTTGTTATTCATTCTCATTTCTCCAAAGTGACGGCAAGAATATCTTGCGCGATATCAGCAAGCTCAAGATATTCAAGCTGATGCTTTTTAGCAAAATTTACCAGATAGGTGTCAGATATCGTGAGACCCATTCCTGTGCTGCGTTGGCACTTGATGCAACCATAATAGACGATATTCTCCCAGGCGTCTTCAAGCCAGATGGTGCCTCTCTTCTTATGCTTCTCAAGACCCTCTTTAGTCTTTGGCTTTGGAGGGGCTTTCCCGCCGCGCTTTTTTTGTTGTCTCGCGTAGGTGACGAGACGCTTTACTTTTTTCCCTGGGCCTCTGCTATTTTTTTATTTAGTATGGACCATAAGTCAGAGTACGAGATTTCATACTCTTGCAGAAAACTCTCAAGACGTTCTATGTCATCTCCGCTGACCAAAACGGCAAACTGTTTCTTGGCAACGGCATCAAAACTCTTAAGCATCTGTGTATAATCAGGTGCTTCATACGCTTCAACAGCACTCTCAAGCTTTTCAATCTCTCCTCGGAGTGTTTTACGCTCGCTCAAGAGCTCTTTTTTGATCTCCCTATCTTCCTCTAGAGCGTAAAGATCCTCATTGTCACGCAACATGGCACGTGCAGCGCTTAGCTTTTTCTGCTTTTTCTCATGCTCTTTACGCGTTGTGTCGACAAGCTCTGCTTTTTTCTTCTCGGACTTCGCTAGCGCTTTAAAGGCTTGCTTATCCTTACCCGTAGCCATTCGAACTACCAGTAAAAAATCTTCGTCACCGATACTTAGGCTAATGTAATGCTGCAGTGTAATATCAGACATTGTCAGGCTCCTTAAATATAGTAGCGGATAACATAATTGTCATTGCCGGACGTTGGATTCGCATTGAACGTGTTATCAAGATAGCCGAGGCCGTCTTTGTCCGAAAGCGTCGGAACTTTGTCGGGGGTCATAGTAGGCACGACAATCTCCCACTTCACTTTTCCGCTTGTCGGATCATTGGCATCAGAGAGATCATCACGATCTTTTGCACGCCATACCAGGGCTTTGGCCACACCGTCAAGAACATCATCGATGCTGTAAGGATTCTCGCTGTCAACATCTCCCTTGAGCGACACCGTCGGATAGAAGTTGGCAATATTAAAAGCATTGGTCTTGAAAGTACGGCGCTGCTTAATATCAGCACCCATATCAATACCGACTTCATCAATTTCAGACAGAGCCGCTGCAACTTGAGTCGCGCCAATCTTCACATGACCATAAACATCGCTGTCATCAAGCATCGCTGATGGTGTCGGAGTGAGAAACGGCGGAGTAAAGGCTCCGTCATCAAGCGCATCAAAGGCAGCAGATATATCAAACTTCATCATGATCGGATCACCAACTTTGGCAAGCATCGAAAATTTGGCTTTACCACCGTGACCTTTAAACTTATTTTCAGTTCCTAAAATATCCACAGACATCGTTGCTGCATTGTTCGTTTGCGGAGCATACTCGTATCCGGCAATCGGCGTCGTATCATCCCCCGGTGTCTCATAGATCGGAGTACGACTGTGTCCGGAACATTGAAGCAAAATATCAACATCACTCCCATCAAAATTTACTACATCCAGAGGAAGCGGGGTGTCTAGTGAAAATTTCATAGAGCTCCAGGCGTTGAAGTGCTCAACCACCTTGTAGCCGCTGAAGGCAGCAATAGGGAAAAATTCACGTCGGCTCAATTCAATTGAGGGGATTTTAGGATCACCTTCGGCATAGACTGTCACCCCTGTAGTGTCCATTGTCGCATCTGCGATTCGTGTATTTTCAGTCGTCTCTTTGAGGACTTTTACAACATATTTTACTTCCATCTCTAGTTTCCTTTTTGTAAAATTTTGAGCATGTCGCTCTGTGCTTTTTCGATATGGCCAAGCTTTCCGTCAATATTTTTGATCGTGATGTCAAACTCACGCCGACCGACATAGCGGTCATCAGCATCGCGGTAGGTGATTTTTCCCATATGGGTTTTTTCAAGATCACCCACGCGAACATGAAGCTCTTCGTAATCTTTTGATGCATTCGAAGCAGCAACTCTCGAAGCTACCACGATACTGGCGACTCCAGCTACAGCAATGATGACCTGTATGGCTACACCTGGTGGGATCTCCACAATGTTCTCCTCATAATTTTTCATGTCAGCCGAATCCTACACCTTAATAAAACGCAGCGTCCAGCGCAGCATGCGTCCCGAAAATAAGGCTGGATTACGCCACTCTAAAGGATATAAGATTCGCCAATGATCGCATCGGAGGCTTCATGCTCAAAGAATTTCAAAAGGCACTCATGGCAAAGATTGGTGAAACAGTGGGTGTGCGTGAATACCGGGGAGAGCTATCTTCACCTGAAAAAGCGAAAGCCTTGGCCAAAGAGCTGCCATTGGTAATGGTGGATTTTGTGGGGGACGATCACGGTGGACACGCCTTGAAAAAGATAGCTGTTTTCAACCTCTATATCGTTCATGTCTCTTTCTCAGGAAACATCACCGCCCGTGAAACCAAGCGGATCGAGCTTGTCGAGCTGATTGAAACCGTTGATGAAGCGATTACCGCCAAAAGCTTTGCGGGTTCAGGATATGTGAAACTTCAAAAGCTTACCAAGCTTTTTGACGCTCAGGCCGGAGTGGGATATCTCACTGCATTTACACGAACACTAACTGTAGAATTAAGGAAATAGTAGATGGCAAAGTTAAGTTTAATAGCCCTTTCGGTGCTTTATGCTGCCAAGGCAACACCTGAAGGGGCAATAACAGTCAAGATCGATTTGGCAGTTGTTGGAAAATGGGAAGGTCATCCCAACGGAGCCTTTGATATCACTCTTGATGATCTGCAGACCATCAAAACAAACTTTGATGCTTCAGATATTGATGTGGTTGTTGATTATGAACATATGACACTCTGGGGCGCGTCGGCTCCGGCAGCAGGATGGGTCAAGTCTCTTGAGATCACAGGAGAGACGCTCATCGGTGAGATTGAATGGCTTGATGCCGCCAAAGAAGCCATCAAAAAAGGCGAGTACCGCTATATCTCACCTGTGCTTGATCCGCATACCATCGATCAGGTTACGGGAGAAGATATCAGCTGGTCACTTCACTCTGCAGCGCTCACCAACAAGCCCTTTTTAGAAGAGCTTGGTGAGGTGAAAGCCGCTAAGAGTCAACCCAAAAAACAGGAGGAGAAATCCATGACACCAGAAGAACAACGTCGCCTTGAAGAGGCAGAAACCACAGCCGCACGTGTGACTACCGTTGAGGAGGAAAACACAAATCTGAAGGCACAAAATCAAGAGCTACTTGCCAACAGTGCAACCGCTACCGTTGCCGGTGCTATTGCAGCAAAGAAGATCTCAAAAGATCAGGAAGCGTGGGCACTGGCCTATTGCAAAAGTGATCCAAAAGGTTTTGAAGACTTTCTCAAAGACGCGAAACCCCAAACACAGGTGCCCTCAAGCGATCAGTTTGCAGCGAGCAACGCAAACAGTACCACTACTGTAATCCCCATGACAAAGGTGTAAAAAATGGCTTATGATGCAAAACTCGGTTCTCTCAGTTATGAAGAGAAACCGATTATCGACAAAACCCACTCCCCAATCCTTTTAGGTGTTGGTTTTCCAACAGGACAAGGCGAACTTAAGCGCGGTCTTTTAGTTGCTGTTGTAACAGCGACTCCTGATGAATATGTGCCGTACAATCCGGCGGGCGATGACGGTACGCAAAACGTTAAAGGTGTTTTAACATCAACTATCGACACGACGGATGCTGCAACGGTTGGCACGATTATCGTACACGGCACCGTCGTTGAAGAGAACTTACATGTAAACAACAGCGCACTTGATGCAGCAGATATGGCAGCACTTCGCGCCATGACAATCTACCCACTTTAGGAGGTGAATAATGGATGAACTACTTTTACAACTCTTTGGTATTCAAAGCGTTGCAGCAGCATTGGCGATTATGCCTGATATTAAGACAAAAGTTATGGATGATCTTTATCCTGAATCGGTACGCATGACGCATCCGTTTTCACAGATCTCTCTTCAAGAGATTACTGATATTGCTCACGCGGTGCCGGTGGTGCGTCGCGGGTCACAGAGTATCCCGATCGGGAGCGGTTCGGGGCAGATCAATTTCATTGAACCTCAACCCATCGACATCTCTGCCTTTGTTACAGCCAAAGAGCTCAATGATCTCAAGCAGCTGACACCCGATGCGCAAGAGGTCTGGCTTCAGAGCAAGATTGAGTTTGGTCGCAAAACACTTCGTGCCACCGCTGAAGCACTCTCATGTCAGTCACTCACCGGTGCCATCAGCTTTCCTATGAAAGTTGATGGCGGTATGGACACCTATACCCTTGACTTTGGAGCGGTGGCATCCGTCACACCGACAAAAGTATTTAATGCTACCGGAGCCACGCTTGCAGACGTGAATGACACGCTCAATAAAATGGCAGAGAAGATTGAAGACAACGGTTTTGGAATGAAAACCGAGTTTCGTTGTGGCGCCAAAGTAGAGAGCTTTTTAGTCAACGCTATCGGTGAACTCTCCAACGATACCCGTATCGTAGCAAAAGTGACCGATGAGTATATTGTACTGGGCAAACACCGTATCAAGATGCTCAAAGGGCGCTATCGTAACCCTCAGACAAAAGCGTTTGTCAATGCCATCGGCGACAATGAGATTCAGGCGCTAGACGTAGAGAGCGGTTTTCGTTTTCGTTATCTGGCGATTGATGATATCTCAGCCGGTCTTGCTGCGCTGCCAATGTTTGTCAAAACGATTCTTTCAGAGAATCCAAGTGGATACCAGGTCTTTTTCAAATCAACACCGCTGCCGATTCCGGTCGTCAAAGCGATGTGTAAAGCAACCGTACTATCTTAAGAAGCCTCCGGGCTTCTCACCAGGAGCAAAACAGTGACAATTACCCAACCCGATCTAGAAAAAGAACTGAGTCAAAACGAGTTGCTTCAGCTGACTGACATCAATGGTACCGGAGTCCTGGACACCGAGGTGCTTAATGATGCCATTGAAGATGCACTCGCTTTTATTGAGAGCTTTTTTACACTGCCCCAAACACCCACGCCGTTACTGAAAAAAATCGGTGTGGATCTGGCCGTCTATGAGCTGCGTAAAAAAAACAGCCTGGTTGATGAAGAGATGAAGAGTGAACGCAAAGAGAACGAGGCTTACCTGATGAAGATGGCAAAGAACCTTATACCCATAGCAACAAGCGGTGGTGTCACACCGGCACCCAAGACTTCGGGTTCTTCTTTTGTTCACGGGCGCACTCACACAGACACCAGCGGATTGAGGATGCCATGACCAACGCACAGAAAAAGAGAGAGATTGCACGCGCACTGTATGTGTCAGGCAAAAGCCAGGAAGAGATAGCTGCGATTCTTGAAGTCGGTCTGCGAACCATTCAAAACTACAAGTCAAAAGATGCTGCCGAGGGTAAGGACTGGGATCTGAAGCGAGCCGAGAAGCACATCTTGAAAGAGGGAGAGAGACGCGAGTATCTCTACAGTGACTTTATCGCTTACATGTATGACACTCTCAAGGAGATCCGCGAAGATGAGGCGATGCCCGCCGGAGAGAAAACCGACAAGATCGTCAAGCTCTCTGATGCCTTCTCAAAGATGAAGACCATCGCACGCCATGAAGATCCTGAAGCGTACAAGCGCGGTGTGATCAAACATGTCATCAAAACACTGGGACTGGCTATCAAAGAGTATCATCCTGAGTTTCTGGAGAAATATATCGAGCTGACTGAGATGATTGAGGATGCGCTTGATGTCAATATTTGATGCGAATGAATTGCGTTTTTTGCTCAGTGAGACAAAGGCTACACTGCTTTCTGAGGGGAACGACAAAAAAACAGCCGAACGTTTAACACGCCGCGAATACATCAAATGGCTCGAAGGCTTTCGTGCCGAGCTGAAACTGACTATCGCGTCCAATGCAACGCTTGAGCCTAAAAATAGAGACAAACGTGTCAAGCGAGCCGGAGAGGATTTTCACTACTTCCGTACTACCTATTTCCCTCACTATTACTATCTTCCCGGAAAGTCGTTGCTGCAAGAAGAGCTTGAGACGATCTATCTACGCATCGCAAAAAAATCAAAGCTCTCTGCAGCTGCTGCCGCATCGGCTGCCGGAGTGCGCTTTGCACTGGCCGCGCCTCGGGGTCACGGAAAATCAACAGATGTATCCGTCGTGTTTATCATCTGGTGTATTGTCTATCGTCTCAAGCATTTTATCACGCTCTTTTCTGATGCGATAGAGCTGGCGGAAACACTTGTGGAGTCCATCAAGGCAGAGCTGGAGGAAAATGAAAACCTCAAAGCAGACTTTCCTCTTGCAACGGGCATGGGTCGTATCTGGCGTGTAGGTGAGATTGTCTCCGCAAATGGCATCAAGGTCAAGGCTTACGGTTCCGGAAAAAGGGTGCGTGGGGTGAAACACGGGGTATGGCGTGTTGATCTTTCCGTCATTGATGATCTGGAAAATGATGAGAATGTTCGAAGCCAGGACCAGCGCGACAAGTTGGAAAACTGGCTGGATGAAGCGATTGAGTATCTCGGCTCTCTCAATGATACGATGGATATTCTCTATATCGGAACACTGCTACATCGTGACGCGGTTCTGGCTAGAAAACTCAAGCATGCCTACTGGAATCCAAAGATATTTAGAGCCGTGATGCGCTTTCCCGAGCGTATGGATCTGTGGGAGGAGTATACCAATCTCTACAAGCATCAGGGTGAAGCTCAGGCCCATGCGTTTTATCTCTCAAACCAACCTGACATGGATGAGGGAAGCAGGGTTCTGTGGAAGGAAGCCGTCCCTATTGAAACCCTTATGCGTAAACGCGCCCGATCCAAACGCGCTTTTGACAAAGAGCTGCAGAACAACCCCGGAGCCGAAGATCAAAGCTTCAAACGCGAGAGCATGCACTTTTACAGTGAGGTTCCCCGTCGAAAAATCGAGTACTACGGGTACTGTGATCCCTCTCTAGGCAAGAAAAAAAGCGACTATGCAAACTTCACCATCCTTGCTGTGAGCCGTGAGCTGCGCAGAGCATGGGTAGCAGAGTCCATCAATCAGCGACTTCCCTCAAAAGAGATTGTCAAAAAGATAGTCGATCTTCAAGAAGAGTATCACTGCAAGCTCTTTGGCTATGAAACCAACGGTGGTCAAGGACACCTGGTGCCGTTCATCAAAGATGCGGCCTTTGATCGTGGTGTTCATATGCCGCTCAAAGAGATCAACTCTACCGAAGCCAAAGAGGCACGCATCGCAGAGATAGAGATTCCTGTCGAGTCGGGAGAGATCATGCTTCATGAAACGCAACTCGTACTGATCAGCCAGCTTGAGGAGTTTCCCGAAGGAAAAAATGACGATGCCCCAGACGGACTTGCCGGATGCTACCGCCTCACAAAACTTGGAAAGAGGCGCAAAGGCGGCTCCAAGCGAAAACAAAAACCGAAACCAAAACGATCAATAAACTACGGGAGACTTCCATAATGAGATTTAAAATACCCTTTTTTGCCAATAAAAAAACACCCGAGACCCGAACACATTCGGCTGCACCGATGAGTGATATTCTAACGGGTATCTTTACTAACTTGCCCGTACAACGAAGATGGCTTAAAGCGGATGCGATTGCACGCATTGAACGTGATGATCAAGTGATCTCATCACTGGGAAGCCGTAAAGCCGCTACTTTAAAAAAAGAGTTAATCATCACCTGTGACAATGAAGAGGTTACTAAAGCGTTGCGTTTTGCTCTGAGTCGGAACTTCTTGAATCAGCTGCTTGACACCCCCTTGCAGGGAATGGGTGTTTTTGAGCTCAATTGGGTTGAGTTTGACAGCGGCTACTGGACACCAACAGTCATTGAGCGCAACTATCGCGACTTTATCATTAAAGATTATGAGCTGCGCTATGATCCTGTAGGTTCCGGAGTCGGCGATGCGATCGCCCCTCATAAAGCACTCTATGCACTGCACAACCCAAAACATAATCGCCCTATGGGTACGGCACTGTATGATGCGCTCTACTGGCCGGTCAAACTCAAAGGGGCATCCTTGGAGTTCTGGCACAAGTTTCTGGAGAAATACGGAGTGCCCTGGGCGGTGGGGACAACTTTAGGAGATCGCGATGAGATGGCTAAAGAGCTTTATAATATGCTCTCTGGAGACGCGGCAGTCATTGAAAATGGAGATACCATCGAAACCGTCGTCACTTCAAAAGTGGGTGATTTTGACAAATTAGCTGCCTACTGCGATACTCAGATCGCCAAAGTTATTCTTGGCGGCAATCTGACCAGTGAAGTCAAAGGCGGCTCTTTTGCTGCTGCAGAGACTCACAATGATATTCGTACCGATATCGCTATGACGGATGAGCATATTGTCACCCAAGCCATTAATGATGTTTTAGAAGCTTTTAAAGCCATTAATGCTCTTGACATTGACATTACAGTAGCGCTCAAAGATAAAGATGATCCTAATACCCAACTAGCCGAACGTGATGCAAAGATCTCAAGTATGGGTTACACCCCTACGCAAGAGTATATTGAGAGTACTTACAATATCAAAGTCACGCCGACACCGACACTAAAAGCCAACAGCTTCCGTGCAGGGAACCCTTTTGTATTTTCTAAAAAACCTCAAGACAGCATTGGCGCAGGTCTTGATGCCATAGACACCGACCCTGTTATGATGTCGCTGCAAAAACAGATGCTGCGTATCATCGAAGAGGCTGAGAGTTTTGAAGATGCTTTTAAGGCCATTGAAGAGGCCTATCCCGGCCTTGAGTTTGAGCAGCTTGAGGAGATGCTCTCCAGTGCAATGCTCAATGCTGACATCCTCGGATCTGCCGAGATCGAAGATGAAAACCCGGAGGGGTAAGAGATGATATCGATTGCATGGGGTGAAACTCCCGAAAAAAATGTTGCCATACTGCGAGACAAAGGCTATAAGCTTAGTTTTTTCTATGATGAAGTGAGTTATGAAGCCCATCGGCGCGCTTTCACTGTAGCAAAAATGATGCGGATGGATCTACTGCAGGATATGCATGAAAGTCTTGTTAAGGCACAACAGAGCGGAGCAGGGTTTAAAGAGTGGAAAAAGAGCATTATTCCGACACTTCAAGCCAAAGGGTGGTGGGGAGAACGCGACATCGTCAACCCTGAAACGGGAGAGGTCAAGACGATCAACATCGGGAGTCGAAGACTGCGCACCATCTTTGATACCAATATGCGCATGAGCAGAGAAATTGCAAAATGCAGAGAGCAGATGCTACTGCCGGCAAGTACTTACTGGCGCTATGTCTCAAAACTGCTGCCGACAACACGCGAAGCGCATAGGGCACGACACGGCGTGATCCTTCCTCGTGATCATCCCTGGTGGAAAACCAACCGTCCGCTCAACGGCTACGGATGCAAATGCAGCGTGACCGCGCACAGCAAAGCCCAGATCAAAAAACGCGGCTGGAAGATCAGCAAAGAAGCCCCTGAAGATATCTTTGACAAGGGGTGGGATCATAGCCCGTGTGAAGAGCAGAAGAATCTGACAAACGTATGGGACCAGAAAGCGCTGGAGGCTCCTGACTGGATCAAGCAGCGTGCGAGCAATGATATCGATGCGTTCAATCACATTGATGCTGCGTTTTCAGATGCACCAATAGAGGCGCGTGGCTACGTTATTGCAAACCTTCATAAAATGACGTTTCGTGTTGACAATACGGTTAGAAACTCCCACTATCGAACATCGACTCGGGAAATGGTACTGCGCACCGATTCAAACATGGAAAGTCTCATTCATACCATCCGTCATGAAACTGGCCATTTTGTCGATGACATCAACGGGTGGATATCCACAGATAACCGTTTCGCAACGCCACTATTGCAAGACATTCCATACCTGAAGCGGAACAAAAACAATATAGAAATAGCACTTCGAAAACGTGAAAACGTCATGCTTGACGATCTGTTTTATCTTGCTAGTGGTGGTACGATAGGTTTTGAAACAAGAGAAAACCTAGTCGAAACCCTAAAAGACAAAGGACTAGCAAAAGAGAGCTTTGCTGACATTTGGGCGCTCTATACATCCGATGAAAAAAGCTATACTGTTGTAAAGCAATACTTTCCAAAAACAGTTACGGCGTTTGAAAAATTGCTATTGGAAATATTTGGAGGTGGAGAATGATGCCTGTTTATATCAGAGGCGCAGCAAAAGAGTATTTAGATATGTTTGGACGCGGAGATGAAACTAGAAATGTAGCAATACTAATACACGATCAGACTGGTGCCGATACGGAGAGACTTCTTAGAAGAGCTATTGATCGCGGTAGTCCTTTGAGTGATGATGAGATTGTTGATGATTTTCTTAATGGAGAACAAATAGTTTTTGATGATTTTATGAAGTGGTACCAAGAAGAGTTCTAGAAGCGTTTTTATATTCAATGCGAGCAATGAGTCGATTAAAAAGCGTTTCGAGTTTTTAAACAGGAGTTAAACACCCTGTAGGAGGTTTTATTGTGCAAGAGTCAGTGAAGATAGAAGGACTTGAAGAAGTAAAGCAGTTTTTTCAGGAACTTAATACAAAGATAGAGCACTCAAGAGGACTCTATGCCGAAGCGGCCAATGTAGTGAAGAACGCTGTAGAGGATTCGTTTGCGAGTGAGAGCGACTACTACGGCAGACCGTGGCAACCACTTAAGCCAGAGACCATCAAACGCAAAGGCTCTTCAAAGATCTTGTACGAAGAAGGCAACTTGCAAGACAGTCTCTACTCACGCTCTACGCCTTTTGGTGCAGAGATTGGCATCAGCGCCACAAGCAGGGGCTACTACTACCCGATGGTGCAGCAGTTTGGAAACAAGAAAGGCACACTGCCGGCACGACCATTCTTTCCGATTGATGAGAGTGGGAATGTTTTAGAGGGAATGGAGAAGGAGATTATGGAGGCCATCAGCGACGGGTTGGATGCGCTGATCGGGTAGAGAGGGATTTAGAGGGCAAAAATGTCGCTCATTATAGTCTTTTTTCTAACTCTTTAAAGCGCTCAAGCAAGGCACTAGAGTCTTTTTCTAATGTTTGAACTTCAAAATCTAGCTGCTTGTCAAGCTCACCGCCAAGTAGATATTTTCCAAAACTTCCATCTCGGTTGTGTAGCGCAATCCATCCTGCACCTCTTCGTGTCCAAAACGACAGATGCCCTAATTCAACAAGATCGATGCCGGATTTGAAGTTATTTCTATAATATTTTTTGAGTACACGTAAGGTACTAGCACTTACGCCCATAGCCCGTGCCAATTCAGGGGTAGTAATTAAGAATCCGTGATTAATGTCAGCATAGGCCTTAGCATTAGCTCCATTGAATTTAATCAAAAACTCTTGATTGGGGTTGATGGCTCCGTACATTCTATAAAACGAAATAAGATCACGCTCATCAATTTGATTGTTGTAAAATGAATAGTTACCTGTTTTTCTGATGGAGGGCAAGACCTCTTTGGTTACCCATCTAGTGAAGCTTCTAGCCTCTGGTTTGCGGGAACTAAAAACCAACTCATAGAGTCCACTTTCACTGACAAAATTCATCTCTCTCTTTTGACCACCTGATGTCGCTTTAACCGACACCAGGTCTTCGCCGTCCAATTTACTAATTGCATCTCTTGAATTTGCAATATTTAAACATCCGCATACATCCTTGGCATTAAATAACGGCTCTCCATTATCATCTATTATACTTCTAACCTCTGTTTCATTAAAATTAAATGGAACTATATTCACTTTTTATCCTTTATTTTCAGTTTGATACTGTTGTGCTCTTTTGATTCGTTCTTCTCTTTGTATCTGTTCTATATGGTTTACAATATCATCTATGCCGTAGTATGCACTTAATAGTGTGTCTATCATAAACTCATAGCCATCAACTTTTTGTGCATCAAGAAGTTCTTTGATTGCATAGATTGATGAGTTGAGGCGTCTTAATTGTGTCGGAGTGTTTGTTTGAAGTTGCATATCGTAATCCTTTTAGAGTGTTTTTGAACTCTGAAAGTATTACTTATGTATTCTTAATAGAATATTAAAAGAATATTATTAGGTGCTTTTTAGATTACTTTTCTAATCTATTGTCTATATCTTTGGTTACAGCATAAACGACATATTGGTTTAAAGTCATTCCAAGCTTATTGGCAATGTCCTCCATCTTTTTAACCATTTCTGCATTAAATGTTACTTGCAGTTTTTTACTTTTATCTTCCATTTTTTGTATTTCCTTTTTCAATGTGTTATTTTATCTAAAAGAGCTTTGGCTCACGAATATCTTTGGTGATCTTGTAGATCTGTGAAGATGAAAGATCATATTTTTTCTGCAGCTCTCTCAAGCTGATGCCGTTTTGAAAGTCTTCGATCAGATCATTGTCACGGCTGACGGTCTTGTAGCTGGGAATGTAGATCTTATCACCGCCATACTCTTTGAGGATATCATTCAAATCCTCGGCTTCTTTAACAAACTCGACAAACTGCTTGAAGAGGTCAAGGGTGGTGATCTCGGAGCGGTACTCTTCTGACATGAATATTCCTTATTTTTGTTCTTGCATGCGCTTGAGCATGGGGATGAGCTTCTGCGCTTCTTCAAAACTCAGGTTCTTTACATGTAAGAGCTGCTTCTTGAATTGCCGCTTGATGAACCTGAGCAGTGCGTCATCGCTGACATCATCCGCATACTGCGCCCACATACTGCGGATGGTGCTCAGCTGTGCCATGGTCGCGTTTTGCTTTTTTGGTTTCTGAATGGGGAGCTCTTTTTGTTGGAAATTGAAGTAATTCACAAGTATAACAAGCTGATCGATCTCTAACTCTTTGGAACTTGTCACGCCGAAGTGCTCTTGCAGCAGCGCTTCATAGTCATCACGGTTGTGACGGAAGTACTCGCTGTAGCGTTTTGAGGTGTGGATCTGTTGGATAAGGCTTTTGTGGTAGAGTTGTTGTCTTGGGGTCATTACTTTACTCCTTTGATGGGATAAAAATACACGTTTACAACACCTAAAGCCCTAATATAGGGCAAGTTGTCGGTGTTGTATGTGTTGTCTTTCTTTGAGATCATGCACTGAGCCTATAGATCTTCTGACGATTTGCACCATCACTGACATTCCAGAACTTACCGACAAAGCTCTCTAGTCGTGCTCTGACCGCTTTATCTGTTTTTTTGTAGCCGATATTTTCAAGAAGCTTGCTCTGGTTGATGCCCTCGTTGTGCTTCTCAAGTTCATCTTTGACTTTACATGTAAAGAGTTCATCTTCTTTGGACATACCCGCAATTGTTGGGTCAAGCTCCATCAAGGTGAGATCATCAACACGGACACTAAATCCATGATCGGTAATACTGGAGCGCTCTTTCTCGACACTCATTTTGTAATGTATAGAACCATTGCTCTTAGCCTGTTGTGATAACAGATACAGGCTGTCAAGGCTTTTGGTAAATTCTCCTGAACCGTCAATGCCTCTTCCGTTTTTTGTGGTGTGATGGTTGAGTATGATAGTGCCACCCGCTTCACGGATGTTTTTTAAGACGTCCATCATCTCGCGTACCTTAGTATCGTTACTCATGTCGCCATTGACAAAGTCTCGTGTGGCATCAAAGAAGAAGACACCATCTTGATAGTTGTTGCCGTGTGCTTTAGCTCCGAGCTTTAATAGCAGGTTATAGGGGCTCTCTGATATCGTTGAGCGATGCAGCATTTTGAAGTTTTTGTGCTTTGCGAAGAGGTGGTTGATGTTACGCTCTGCGATATTACGTCGTGGGTTATCCATATCCATATAGAGCAGATCAACATCGTGATGCTCAAGAATATGGTTTGCAACAGCTAGAGAAAACCATGTCTTACCTTGTCCCTCTTTGGCATACCACATCGTCAGCCCTTGCTTAACAATAAAATCTTTGATCAAATATTCCGTCTTCTCTTGGAGTTTGTCTGGGGTTAAGAACCAATCGTCTTCGATAAATTCAAACATTATTTTTCCTTTCTAAGAAAACTACTACACTGACAACACCGACAACATGCCCTATACTAGGGCTTTGTGTGTTGTAAAGGTGTTGCAAACTCATAGCTTCTCCAACTTAAGCACGTCGCTCTTACCCAACAACTTCTGCTGCTTCTCAAGAATGGCTTCACTGATAATCTGATCGATACGCTCTATCACGACGCCCGAGTTGGCTTCGCGTTTGATGCCGTGCAGCCAGGCACCACCGCCGAGCTTTTCAAGAACATAGACCTCCTGTCTTGAGAGTGTCTCTCCGTCGAACTTCGTGACGCGGTAGTTCACCTTTGCAAAAAACTCGCTGAGCTTGCTCTCTTTGACATTCATGTCTGCATATTCGCTCAGTGAGGTGTGAATCGTATAGAACTTGTCATAGATCTGCTTGGCAAGTGTCCACGTTCCCTCAAGGAGCGTGGCAGTATGTGAGTCCTTGAAGCGCTTGGCTACCTTTGCCACACGATCAAGCGGCTTGAGAAACTGATGCTCATCACCGTGGAGGGCATTGAAAAACGGCTGATACTGCTCCGGAGGAATCTCCGCGATGATCTCTTCAACCATAGAGAGTGTGAACAGATCCCCCTCGATGCCGAGGGAACGGACAATGTTGTCACGAAGCTGGGTGAGCATGAAAACCTCCTTGTAGCATCATATCGCGCACCTCGGTCGCGCTCTTGCCTGTGGCCTGCATAATCATATTGAGCTTTGCACCATCATCAAGCGGTTGGTTCAGGTAGCTCTCAAACTTGGTGCCGTAGAGTGTCTCGGGGCGCAGGTACTTCGCAAACGATGTGCCTTTCCAGTCTGCCGTTTTGATGATATGCACCATTTTGAAGTCATCAACTCCAAATCCCTCACCCATTCGCGCACGGATCAGGCTCTGTGTCTTTTTCGACCGTGCTCGGTAATTTGATCCACTCACCTCATTTAGGTGAGTTACAATCTGCTCTGTCTCGTTCATACTGTTCCTTTATTAAGAGTGGATTTAATCGGCTCCTCCATCAAGGAGCCTGTTAAGTCAACTCAGGATGACACTACTTATCCCCTAGTAGATCATGCAGTGAAGCCTCAGAGAGTGTGATATGTGATCGTCCTTTGGCTTCACCTATCGCATAGGCTTCTTTGACAAGTGCTGTGACACGTTCAAGCGTAAAATATTGAGGTTCTCTCTCTACCTGCGTCTCCTGTGTGCATTGCGCTTCATTCGGCGTCGGTTTGCTCTCTTCATGTTTCTCCTCTTCTTCGGGTGCTCCCAGCGGGGAACACGGCTGCTGATATTCAGGCTTTTGCTTCTCTGGCTTTTCATGAGGAGCTGCTTTGCTCTTTGGCGGGCGTCCGCGTCTCTTCTTTTCAGGCTTGTCAATGCTCATCAGTGATCTCATGGCAGAGATGTTGTTGTCGTTGAGTTTTCCGCTCTTGACGTCGATACGTTTGCGCAGCGTAAGAAGCTCTTCTTCACTGACACCCAAAATATCCATAGACTCCAGGTCGCTATACTCATGCTTGCTCATCGTCGGTCTCCTTTCGTGCTTCACGTGTCGTGTTGATATCACGTTCTGTTATCGGTAGTGCCGCGATATCAAGCGCGATGTTCTCAAACTTCCCGTCAATGGCGCTACCCTCTCTCTGCTTGAAACGGATATAGCTTTTCGTTCCGGCGATCTCTGTGGCTTCGTCGATGATCTGCATGGCTTCAATCCACTTTTTATGTTTGATGGGATAGCTCTTGAGCTTGAAGATCTCTTTGGCATCCACCTTGCCGTTCTTGACATCAAAAGCTCTCATAATCAGTGTCTGAATCTCAGGATCGGCATGTTCTGTTTTTTCGGTCAGGTACTCGTCGATCTTCTCTTTGGCCAGACTCAGTTTTGAATCAAACTGAATCAGCTTTGCGACCTGGATGGAAACCTCCATAGTCCCGTCAAAACTTTTAAGTGTGACCGAACCCTGTCTGCTTCGCTCCATGCGGTCCATGCCGTACTCTTGGCGCAGCAGGTCAATGAAGTCATAGCAGTCGGCATAAGCATTTACCTTAAACTCCGTGAGAACATCACGCATCTGTTTTGTTTTATCCACAAGGTTCTCAACAAGCCCATCTTCTAGCTGCTTATCTGCTGTGATCATTCCTTTGGGAATGTAGTTGCCGGTCTTGTCGCGCCAGCGTCCGTTGTCATCTAGTGTTGGCATTTTTTTCCTTTCTGCGGCTAAACCGCGACACCCCCGCCGCTAAAGCGTAAGTGGGGTGTATTCTTTAGATTTTGAGCTATAGCGCTCCATTGACCAGCCCTAGGGCTAGTCTGTGGAAAGCTGAAAAGATCTCTACAGGTAGACATACCAGTCGACATACTCCGCAAACCACTCCAGATCTTCAAAGTGATTACTGTATAAGTAGTAATATGCTCCGTCTTTGTAACCCTTTACCATGTGTACTCCTCATGAAATGCTTTATCCGGTGTCAATCCGGCCTCATAATCATCACGCCACCACGTGTCATCCTCTATTTCGATGTCATGTACAGACGCGATCACGCTCAGTCGTGCAAACCACTCTTCATAACTCATCTTTACCATCCTCTTCTTCCTCTTAAGTATAAAAAAATATCGTAAGCCAAGACGCCTACTGCTGCACCGATGATAAAAGTCATCATGATTCCACCTCCTCAATCGTGACACGGTAGGTCTTGCCATCTTGGAGTATCTCTCCCGTCTGCTCCTTGAGTGTAAAACCAAAGGCGTCATCACCGAAAAGCCATGCATCCGAGGCTATGTCATATTCGCATGTTGCTTCAAAACTATGAGCATGTTTTAGAGGCGCTCCAAAGTGAAGCGCTTGCACCACGCCTTTAACTGTTGTTTCGTTTCCTGCTTCAATTGCCTCAAGGTCTAGGG